TATACAGCCCGTCAAGCGCAGCGCGATATATCCGTTGCCCGGGATCCGTCGCCTTATCGGAAGATAGACCGGATAGCACGAGTAAATATGCCCTAGAAGGCACCGCAGCGCATGAACTGGCCGAAACGGTCTTGACAAACAAAGTACCGAACGCCGCCGAAATGCTTAACGAGTATATCGCTTGGGAAGAACGCGGCGAGCCTGTATCTTGGAAAGTTACCGAAGATATGGTCGAGCATGTACAGAATTATGTCGATAGTATTATCGAGCGTATGGAAGAGTTCGAAATGTTACCGAACGTTAAAGAAGTAACGCTTCACGTAGAAGAGAAAGTCGACTTTTCAGCCGTTATCGGTATACCGAACCAATCCGGCACGGCCGACATTGTGATACAGGTAGAATTTAATGACGATACCGTCTTATTATCTGTCGAAGATCTTAAATACGGAATGGGTGTTAAAGTTGACGCCGAAGGGAATGAACAGCTTATGACATACGGCTGCGGCGTAATGGACGCTTACGAACTTGTCGGTTATGACGTCGTAAAGGTGAACTTGGTTATACACCAGATCCGCCTTAAGCATATCAGCGAACACACTTACGAAGCGCAGGATATGAGACATTTCGCGCAGAAGCTTAAAACACAAGGCCAGATCGCCGAACGCCAACGCGAACTTTTAAGAGAAGGCACCCCGCCCGAAAAGCTCATATTGAACCCCGGCGAGAAACAATGCCGGTTTTGTAAAGCAAAAGCGATATGCCCGGCTGCGCGCGAAGCTGTCGCCGGTACTGTTTTCGGCGAACGAGACGTCGCCACTTCGGACGAGTTCGAAGATCTTGACGAAGAACAATGCGCTGTCGACCACACTATAGACTTAACACAAGAATATAACGACGAAGAAACCGCGAATAAGTGGCTCGCGTCTTGTATGAAGAAGATCGATTTTATCCAAGACTGGTGTAAAGCGATCCGCGCCGAGACATACGCGCGTCTTATGGACGGTACTGAGATCCCCGGCTATAAACTGGTTAAAGGTAAACGCGGCGCGCGGTCGTGGGTAGACGCGAACGAAGCCGAAGAGACGTTAAAATCAATGCGTATTAAACAAGACGACATGTACACGAAAAAGCTTGTTTCACCGACGCAGACTGAAAAACTATTAAAACAAAACCCGAGAAAGTGGAATAAATTACAAGATCTTATTACACAGTCTGAAGGTAAGCCGGCCGTAGCGCCGGAAAGTGATAAGCGTAAAGCGCTTGATCTTTCGCCCGTATCGGAAGACTTCGACGATTTAACCGCCGAAGATACATAATACGGAAACACTAACTTAACACAAGAAAGGAATATACTATGATTGTTAAGATTAAAAACGCGCGGCTCGGTTTCGCCGAGTTGTTCACAGCGAAGGCCGTCAATGACGGTACCCCTACTCACTCTTGCGTCTTTATCTTTGAAAAAGGCGGCGCGAACCACAAAGCGATTAGATCGGCGATGAAAGACGTTGCCGTTACTAAGTGGGGCGCTAAAGGTGAAACGATTTTGAAGAACCTTATGAAGAAAGAACGTGTTTGCCTCCTTGACGGTAACGAAATGACCGATAAAGAAGGTAACGTTTATGACGGTTTCAAAGACAATATGGCTGTTCGCGCTTCTAACGCGAAACGTCCTATGGTTTTAGATCGCGACCGTACGCCGCTTACGCAAGCGGACGGCCGGCCATATTCAGGCTCATACGTTAACGGCTCTATTGAGTTGTGGGCGCAGGATAACCAATACGGACAACGCATCAACGCATCACTACGCGGCGTACAGTTCTACAAAGAAGGCGACGCTTTCGGCGGTGGTATTCCGGTATCCGAAGACGAGTTCGACGATCTAGGGGAAGGTGCAGACGACGACTTTGACGACGAAGAAGATTTCGACGACATTGACGACGTCGCCTAGAACGGCGAAAACTATGCGGGGCGGCTTAACGCCGCCTCGTTAATTTTAATTTAAGAAAGATATACACATGACTGTAGACGAGACACTTAAACAGCGGAACAAGTATTACGGCGACTTTAAAGAAACGTGCCGTATTGCTCAAAACATTAAAGCGGCGCTGCGTAATAGCCCGAATTGGGAATTACTCGACGACGTTAAAAGAGAAGCTTTGGAAATGGACGCAACGAAGACCGCGCGCATTTTAAACGGCAATCCAGAACATCACGATAGTTGGCACGATAAGATCGGGTATATGCGCCTTGTCGAAAAAGAACTCGAGCCGACGTTATTTTCGAAAGATCCTGAAAGGACTTAACTATGTCGCATAAAGTCGATAAAATGACCGGTACTGTATTAAGACGGCTTCGAGATCGGGCGGGGTTGACGCAAGAACGTGTCGCCGCTTCTCTCGGGGTATCTTATCAGCAATTACAAAAATACGAGACTGGAAAGAACCGTATTAGCGTAAGCCGGTTATTCGACTTAGCGGACGTTTTGAACACCGAAGCGAGCGCCATTATCAAATTGGTAGAATACGAACTGGAAGGCGAGAACTTGTTATGACACGACTTATTATAAAATCTATAGCGGTTTGCGCCTTAACGATATTTTGCGTTTTCACAGCCGTAACAGTTCTGCATACCGCTTTTGATCGCGAAATGGGTAGACAAGAAGAAGTATTGAAACAACGTTGCGCATCGCATGGCGCGGCCATAAATCGACATACGGGCAAAGAGATATGCCCGCCAACTATACACGGATAAAATGACATATTTATATTGTGATACAGAAACGTATAGCGCAACGCCTATACGCAACGGACACTATCGGTACGCCGAAGACGTTGAAATAACGTTGTTCGCGTATGCGGTCGGCACCGGCGGCGATATCGAGGTCGTGGATCTCACCTCCGGTGAGACGCTATTGGAAGATATACAATATATGTTAGTAGATCCCGCCGTCACTAAAGTTTTTCACAATAGCGCTTTTGACCGCGCCGTTATCCGCGCCGCGCTAGATATAGACATACCGGTGTCGCAGATACACGATACTATGGTGCAAGCGCTCGCTCACGCACTACCGGCAGGCTTAAGTCAGTTATGTGTCGCGCTCGACGTACCGGTAGATCTTGCGAAAGAGAAGACCGGTAAAAGCCTTATCAATTTATTTTGTAAACCGCGGCCGAAAAACTGGACTTTAGATCGCGCGACGAAAGAAACACACCCCGAAGAGTGGGCGCAGTTCATAGATTACGCCGGTAACGATATCGCGTCTATGCGGTACATACACGGTAAAATGCCGAACTGGAACTATAAAGGTATGGAACGCAGACTTTGGGAACTTGACCAAAAGATAAACGACCGCGGGTTTGAAGTGGATCTCGAACTTGCTACGGCCGCGGTTAAAGCGATTAAGAAAAGCCAGAAGAAACTATCGAAAAGAACGCAAGATATAACCGATAACGAGGTCGAGCGAACCACGCAGCGCGACAAGCTTTTAAAACATCTTGTGGAAAGCTACGGCGTACATTTGCCGGATATGCAAAAAGCGACGATCGAAAAACGCCTACAAGATCCCGATCTACCGGTGGAAGTAAAAGAATTGTTAAGCATAAGACAAAAAGCGTCCACGACATCCACGTCTAAGTATAACGCCTTGATACGCTCTGTCGGCCACGACGGACGCCTCCGCGGTACGTTACAGTACGACGGCGCAGCAAGAACGCGTCGTTGGGCGGGGCGGATATTTCAGCCGCAGAACTTACCAAGGCCGACACACCGCAACGACGATATTTTACAAGCGATCGAAGCGGTTAAACTTAACGTTATTGACTTGATAGATCCTGACGACGTGATCGGGTTAATGTCTTCGGCGGTGCGCGGGTGTATTAAAGCTTCACCGAACAAGAAACTTTATGTATCAGATCTATCGAACATTGAAGGCCGTAAAGGCGCGTGGTTTGCAAATGAGAATTGGAAACTTCAAGCGTTCCGGGATTACGACAACGGAACGGGTCACGATTTATATAAAGTAGCATACGGGAAAGCCTTTAACGTTGATCCGGCGAGCGTTGACAAAGACGACCGGCAGATCGGTAAAGTCATGGAACTTATGTTACAATATGGCGGCGGTGTCGGCGCTTTCTTAACAGGGGCGTTGACTTACGGTATCGACCTTGACTTTCTGGCCGGCACCGCATGGCCTAAACTGCCGGGGGATATACAGCAAGAAGCCAGGGCGTTCCATCAATGGCAGATGGAACAAGGCCGCAGCGATTACGGCCTGAAACCGCCTGTTTATATGGCTATGGACGGTTTGAAAAGATTATGGCGCGAAGCACACCCGAACATAGCGGCGCTATGGAAAGAACTCGAAAACGGCGCGCGCAAGGCGATTAAGAACCCTAAGACGAAAGTAAGAGTGCGCCGCGTTATCTTCTACCGTTCGGGATCTTGGCTGCGCTGCGTACTACCGTCGGGGGCGTGTTTGTGTTACCCGGCGCCGCAGATCGACGAGAAAGGCCAGATCTCGTATATGGGTGTACATCCGTATACGCGTAAATGGAAAAGACTTCGTACCTACGGCGGTAAGCTTTTAGAGAATATCTGTCAATCTAGCGCGCGAGACGTTATGGCGTGGCGTATGTTACCGGTCGAAGACGCAGGATACAATACCGTTTTAACGGTTCACGACGAACTTATTACCGAAGCGCCGGATTCAGACGAATATAGTCACGAACATTTAAGTGCATTATTAGAAACGAACCCCAAATGGTGTAAGGATCTACCCCTCGCCGCCGGTGGTTTTGAAGATTATAGATATAGAAAAGATTAAAAATGATTAGAGAACGAGACATAGAAGCTTATCTCAAGAAGCGCGTAAAAGAAGCGGGCGGGGAATACCGCCGCGTTTCGTGGTTAGGTCGTAACGGCGCGCCGGACGACTTCGTTATGCTTAACGGCGGTCACTGGACGGAATGTAAAGCACCCGGCGAAAAACCTAAGCCGCATCAATTACGCGAGCATGAACTTATGAACTCGCGCGGAATACCTGTGT